TCAGAGCGTCCTGGGCATCCTGCTGCTGTCCGGCACGATGGTTACTCGTGTCGAGAACGCATCCCCCGGCGTCGGCGATGTCGCTGCGCGCCCTCGCTCAATCGCCGTCGCCGGGTCAACCGACGGACTGGTGATCAAGCCTCGCGTGCTGTTGCCGCTGGCATAGGTCGGCGGCATCCGCGTGTCGTCGAAATAGCCGTTGTTCACCACGTCCATGCAGAACTCGAACGTCGTGTGCATCCGCGTGACCTGTTGCGTGTAGCACTGGCAGACCATCACCCGGCCATTGTACGTGCCCAGCGGAATTCGCCGCTCAGGAGCCTTGCCGATCAAGTTCGGGTCCGAGCTGGCCGCACACACCGGCCGAGGGAAATCCCTGGGCTTGTTCAGATCGTCATAGCGCGGCGCCGAGGCCACCAGATCGGGCACCCTGGGCGACATATCACCGATGAACTCATCGGCCGATTTCGCCCCACTGGAGGCCCTGGGGGCTGCCTGAACAGCATTTCCAGCCCCAGGCAGAACACCCGCTGACGCTTCAGTCGCTTGGCTCCTCGCAAGAGCCGCTTCTTTCTCCTCATTCCCCTGACGCATCGCGGTCACGACAAGCCCAACAAGCACGCCGATCGGGATCAGCATAAGCACGATGATCAGCGGGATTTTCTTCATGTAGCTGGGCGTGATCGGCTTGTGCGTGTGCACCGTCGACGACTTGTAGACGCCGAAATACGCCTTATCCAGCGTGACCCGCTCTTCCTGGGCCTGCTTGAAATTGCTGCGCCGCTCCGGATTGTCGATGCAGAACTCGTACTCATGCCGGAAGATGCCTTTCTCCCGACCATAGGGCCGAATGAAGTTGATGTGCTTGCCGACCAGCTTGCGGACGGGCGTACACAGCAAGCTGGGGTGCTGGGTGATCAGGTGAATGTCCAGGCCCTGGTGCCGGTGCGTTTCGAAGCGCGTGACCTTCTCCGGGCGCGCCCTGGTGCCATCGTTACCGAACACCCGTTGCGCTTCGTCGATCACGATCACCGAGCCATCAGGCAGGTTGTACCACTCTTCGGGCGTATCGAACTCGACCCACTTCGACTTGAGCCGATCCAGCTTCATATCCGGGATGCCGTAGTAGTAGATCGTCCTGGGCGGCAGGTCCGGATTGTCCGGGTCCTTGTGCAACCGCTTGGCCGGGTCGTCCGGGTCCGGCTGATGTTCAATGTCGATTTCCCGAATCGCGTTCAGAGTCTTGCCAGCCCCTGGCAGGCCGGTGCGCAGATAGAGCATATCGGTCCCCTCCTCGCTTACTTCGGCCCGGTCCAGCGCATGCCAGACTTGCCGCCAGACTTGTCCATCCCCCACAGCACGGCGCGGGCGATGTACGCGGAGAACAGGATGTTGATACACACATCAACTTGCAGAAGCCCCAGGACCTGGAGCCACTGCGCAGGCACGCCGCCGAGACTGCTGAACACGTAGTCCTTGGCCTGATCCATCACAGCCTTGACGCCGACGAAGGCAACAGCGGTGAACCCCAAGCCGCGCAGCAGCTTCCAACCCAGCGGGATCAGCGACCAGCCGATGGCCCGCAGTAGTACCCCGATCAGTAACGGCATCAGTTCAACCCTCGCGCAATGATTTCAGCCGCGGCGCGCATGGCGAACGCGACCAGCAGATACCCGAACCACTGGAGATACGTGCACAGATCGGACGACACGCTACTGAGCGACACCGTCTGAGTACTGCCGAACCAGGGAAACGAGACGTCAGGAATGACCGGGCAGGCCTTGGAGAAGCGCCCGCTAGTGTCGAGCAGCTTCGACAGGTCATGGGTGTTCTCGCCGGTGGCCTTGATGGGTTCGTACTCAGGCCCGGAGAACTCGCCGGCCAGCGTGTTCTTCAGGTCCTGAATCTTCTTGTCATCGACCGTGCGGAACTCTTCATCCGCGCAGCGGGCGGCCTTTTCCTGGCGAACGATGGCGCACTGGATTGCGTCGCCGTTGCACTGAATCGCAACCTTGCAGTCACCGTCGCCGGAGATCGATGAACCGCCCTGACACTTGTTCGGGTCCTTTGCCGGGTCACACTGACCGGTTCCGCCACCACCAGTGCCTTGGCACTTGTTGGGGTCCTTAGCAGGATCGCACTTCCCGTCTCCCCCGCCACCAGAGCCATTGCCCTGACACTTGTTCGGATCCTTGGCAGGATCGCACTTCCCATCTCCCCCGCCGGTCCCACCGTCACCGCCGCCCGTTCCACCATCGCCGCCACCACCCGTACCGCCGCCACCAGTTCCACCGCCATCACCACCAGGGTCTTTCGGGTCGGTCGGGTCCGTGGGATCGGTCGGCGTCTTCACGCACGTCGTACCGGACCAGCTGTAGCCCTTCGGACAGCCCGGATCGTTCGGGTCCGAAGGCGGGTCGGTCACCGGCGGCTGATTCGGCTCGCTGAGCGAAGGGCCGGTGCCGCCCAGGTTGCCGGAGTCTGCCGAACAGTTCTGGCCGTTGCTCTTGAGCGTGTAGTTGCAGAACCCCTCAGTTGTGGAGCCTGGAGTGCGATAACAGGATGTTGGCCGAGAACTATCTGCCTCATAGGCGCAGCCACTCAAACAGCCGGACGGCGGAGAACTAGGAACCGTGTTCTTTCCATTAATCACGATAATCGGATAGTTCGAACTACGAAATAAATTAGGCGTACCAACTTCGCACTCCTTAGGCGGCGACTTGCACTCCCCTAAAGCCTTGTCGTACTCCGTACCTGCCGGGCACGAATCACCATATCGCCCCGCAGGACCATACCCAGCAGCAGTTTTTCCGGTCTTATTGTTCTTGAACTCGCACCAAAACGAGGTGGCATCCCTAGCCACCATCCCCCCAGTAAAAGTGAACTCACCGGGCGTGCCAGTAGCTGGCGCCCAAGCAGAACATGCCGCACGAGCTGACGGAAAGTGATCCGGTAACGATTGAATCATCCAATAATAATCCGCCGCACTAGCGCCCCGAGCAAAGAATAACGATGGCAATAAGCACGCCATAAAAAGCGATATCCTCAGGGCTGATATACATGTCTTAATCCTCATTTATCCTTTCTCCGGGCAATAAAAAAGCCGGGGCGGAGTGACCGCCACCGGCTTGACTGGGGGCGATTAAGTCCCTGCGCGCATGGCTTTCTTGGCCGCACCGATCAGGGCCACCAGGCCGAACATGGCACCGGTCACAGCCGCCGCAGCAGCCAGGCCGCCCGCGATATAGGCCAGGGCCTTAGTGGTGTCGATATCGCCCTCAGCGGCCATCGAGAGGCCGGAAGCCATCAGCAACGAGCCACCGATAACGGCTTCACGCTTGCCCAGGGAAAACAGTTGTTTCAGTTGTTTCATCGGACTTACTCCTAGTGTGGAATTGATGTGCGCATCTTCTTAAACACCCAGACCGCGACAAACAACGTCAACAGCCCGCCGGTGATTTGAGCTTTCTGCGCAATTGTCATTGCAGGAGTCAGAAACTCCCGCATTTCCTGGACCGTAAAAGTCTTCATTTGACCCTGGCAGATAGTTGAACCATCTTCCCTGGCCAACCAAACACCGTCACAGCCCAAAAAATTCATGCTTGTCCCCTACCCGTCCTTTTTCGCCGAAAAAGGCCGGGGCCCTTAAGCGGCTTTCTCCTGAACGGCTTGAAGTTTCAACGGCATGCCATCGCCCGACAGCCAATAATCGAATCCGGCGTTACCGGACTTACTCGCCCAGGCCTGGATAAATACCGGGACGGACACAGTTTTGCCCTTCTCCATCTTCCAGACATTATTGAGTCCGCCATCCATATGCCGCTTCGAAATACGGACCTGGATAACTTTGTTTTCCGAAATGCCGAACTTAGTTGAATGTTCGACCTGGACGAGCACGTAGTGCTCGGTGATTTGGGTCTGGCCGTTCTGACCATTGATTGTGCGGGTTTCGGGGTAGTAGCCCTGGCACAGGCCGATAAGAGCGAGCATATGATTTACCTCAGAGGTTCAACTTGTGGGCTTGTGCCCGGTTCACGAAATGCCCATGCGGGCGGCGTCACGCTCCGGCCACGCCGGAACGTCTTGAAGTCTCGGTTGATACGCTGCCGGCGAACGGCCTCGGCGGCCTGTTCCTGGACGACTCGGCGCATGACCAGGTCCAGGACCTGGCGCACCAGGTGCTCGTCCTGGACGAGGTGGGAAAGGTCTTGCTCCAGGTCCCAGCGGAGCGACTGGTGGGCCACCTTATCCATCGCTGCGCGCCCACACGCCCAGGGCGTGGATGACGGTGGCCGCAAAGGCCAACAGAGCCAGAGTTTCCAGGGTGGCTACCAGCATCAAGCGGCCTCCACGGTCGGCTCGACGTACCAGTCGGGGCGCTGGGCGCTGAAATCGACCTGGACGAACCGCAGCAGCGGTACGACGTTGTTCGCCCGGTCCGCTTCGTGGAGCTTCTGCAGGGCGGCTTTCGACAGGCCGGCCTCGCAGATTTCCTTGATATGCCGGTAGAACGTCGGGCGAGACATGGAGTCCATCGTTTCCTGCCACCCGTAGTCCTTGAGGCTGCGGTACGTCCGAAACAGGTTTCGAGCGTGGCTATCGTTGGGCTTGCCCTTACGGTCGTACTTCAGGTGTCGCTCAGTCAGTGCGGCCAGCACTTTTTCATCATCAATCACACGCATCTGGATACCCTCAAAGGCCGCGAAAAGGTCCGCTGTAACCGCTTGCCAGCACTCCTGAATCAGGCAGCGCCCCTCTTCTTGGAGCCGCTGCTGGTAGGCGATCAGATCAACAAGCCGAGACGGGATGCCCCGGCGTTCCAGCCACCGGTGCATTACCGTGGCCTCCATGCGGAGCAGGTAGCGCACCCACTCCTGCAACCGTGGGTCAGACATGACCCGAGCAGACCGAGCAGCCGACAGATCGGCCCGCCCTGCCCGCTTCAATTCGTCCAACTGGGCCTGAAACTCGGTGTGCTTGAGATACGCCTTCAGGCGCTTTAGGCGGGATTCTTTCGCGCCCCAGTACGCGGACGTCTGGTAGTTGTCGCCGCGACTCTTGGTGTGGCCGTTGCTGACGTTGGTCAGCGCCTGGATGACCTGGAGCGCCGTGCGTTCGTCCGGCAGCCGGCTGGAATACGTGCAGTCCAGGGTGTAGACCTGCGTCGCTGACACATCGAGCTTCGCGAAGAGGTCCGGGTAGCTTCCGGCTAGCCACTTGAACATCACCTCGGCCCCCTTCTGGATGCAGGTTGGGCCAAACACGTTGTGCCCCTGGAGCAACTTCGCCGGGCTGGCCTTCAGCTCTACACCGGGCATCAGGCGCTTACCCAAGGACTGGTGAAACACCTTGAACGCCAAAGGCGTGAAGCCCGTACTCAGTGACTCCCAGGTGTGCCGCAAGTAATCCGCCTGTAGCTCTCCGCCCTCCCCTCGGCTGATCTGCCCTTGGAGCGGCACGCCCAGGCTTTCCAGATCCACGACGTGCACCGGATCCGCACGCCCTTCCACCCCGAGCAGTTCGATGTGCTCGAGGCGGAACGGAACGAAGAGGTGCAACTTGTCGAGCATTGAAGAAATCCCTGTCAATATCGGCATGCCGATACTTATTGGACGGGATCATAAGACTTGCCGCTACCGACAATCAACAACTTTTGTACCGTTATTCCGGTACTGTATGGAACAACAGTGCATAGGATCGAGTCATGAGCACCACCAACCAGGAACGAGCCATGACCATTGCCCTCAACCTGAAGCGTTTCAGGGAAGCGAAGAAGCTCACCCAGCGGGAAGTGTGGGAAGCCGCAGGTATCAGCAAGTCCAGCTACACCTCATACGAAGCCGGCCGCTCAGACCCTACAGGCGAGATCATCGTGCGCCTTGCAAAAGCGCTTGGGGTGAGCACGGACGAGTTGCTGCTTACCGAGCAAGAAAGGACGGTATCCGAAGACCTGGCGCCTATCCTGCGCCGCTTTGACGCCTTACCGCCGGATATCAGGAACCAGGCACGCATTGCCTTGAAAGGCGTTCTCTTCGGTTACGAGCAGGAAGCACTTCGATAACTCGAAAAGTCTCACCATGAGACAAAAGTCCACCATTAGAGATGGTGGACCCGGCTGCGCCGGGATCGCTCCCGGCCACCCCGTGCAACACCCACAAAGGACTCCCATGAAACGGATTTTCCTTCTCCCCCTTCTCCCCCTCGCGCTGGGCGCAGCGACGGTCGACAAGACACAAGCGATGGCCAAAGCCATACAGGCGAAGGACGACCAGGAGGCGCTGGAGTGGTGCAAAAAAGCCGCTCCGAACGACTATCAGTGGATCCTGGAACAGTGCATGCAGATCCGCGCCGACAGCATCAGCCAAGCCGATGACATGGTGCTCCAGGAGAAGTTGATGAAGCGCCTTAACGAGATCGAGCAGACCCTGACGCAGTATCCCGAGACTGAGCGCCGAAAACTCGCCCTGGAACAACTCCAGCGCGAAGCACAGACCCCGTAAACACCAAGGGCTCTGCCCTTGTCATCCCGCCCTTCGCCAGGGGGTCAGAGGGCAGGGGGAGAAAAGCTTCCCCCTACCCTATGACCGGAGGCTGTCTTTGTCCGAGGTGGTTCAAGGGTTCGCTCCGCCCGGGACTCCGTTTGTCACCGCAAGCGCTGACAAGCCGGGGTCGCGGCCCTTGACCTGCCGGGGCTTCCGAAGGGGCCTGCTGACGCGCAAAAGCAAAAAGCCCCTCGGGGTTCGCCTGAGGGGCTTTCGTCGATCCTGGGGCCGTTGTGGCCTCGCATAATGGGCATTACGTGTAAATGCTCGCCCGGCGCGGGGCGATTTTCCGGGCTTCGCATTCGGCCTGCGGCCGCCACAGGTAACGTAACGCCGTGGTCATTATGCGAA